CTATAGATCTGTTTCTTCAACTTGAACCAGGATTTAAAATACCTGATGGTTGTAGATATCTAACATATATTCCAGGTAAAAAGAGTTTCTATACAACAGAAAACTCACAATACCCATTCCATCAGCCTTGGCCAGATGGAGATCGCTACATTAAACGCTGCGGGGATCTTAAACTTCTCAAAATGCAAAATGAGACAGATCGCCGTTATTTTGAACACCGTTCGCTCATAAATAAGAAAGCGAACGGAGCGTTAAATGGCAATACCAACCTCTAGAGAGACACTAAAAGACTACTGTTTAAGACGGTTAGGCTTTCCTGTTATTGACATAAATGTCGATGACGGTCAGATTGAAGACCGTGTTGATGATGCCTTGCAATTTTTCTCTGAATACCACTTTGACGGGGTAGAGAAAATTTTCTTTAAACATCAGATAACGGCTCAAGATAAGGTAAATGGCTATATCAACGCCGATGCCATTGATCCAAATATCGTCTCTATAACCCGTTGTTTTGAGGTGGATTCAAACGATGTGGGCATCTTTAGCACTCGCTATCAGATGGCTCTAAACGACTATTGGGGATTGCGTAATGGCAACTATCAATTGTCATACTACGACATCACCATGCGTTATCTGTCGCTGCTTCAGCAGTATCTTGATCCTGAAAAAACTATTCGTTTCAGCCGAGTTACAAATAGAATCTATCTAGAGACAAATTGGCAAGAAAATCTTGAGGAGGGTCGATTCCTTCTTTTTGAGGCTTATACAGCACTCAATCCAAATACCTATCCTGAAATCTACAATGACCGACTTCTGAAGGAATATCTTACTGCTCTCATCCGCAGACAATGGGGTCAGAACCTTTCGAAGTTTGAGGGAGTTCAGATGCCAGGTGGTGTTATCTTTAGCGGAAAAGACATGCTGTCAGAGGCAAACGAAGAAATAAAGCGTTTGGAGGATGAGGTTCAGATGAGGTATGAGTTGCCTCCTGGCTTCTGCGTAGGCTAATGGCTAAGAATCCTTATTTCAAGATCAATCCTATCGAAAATAGGCTATACGAAGATATCGTCATAGAGATGATAAAGATCTATGGTTACGATGTTGTCTATATGCCAAGAAAGTATCAGAAGCAAGACAAGTTGCTTGGAGAAGATGTCTTATCCAAGTTCAACAAGATCTACGAAATAGAGATGTATTATCCAACGGTCAACGGACCATCGGGTGGTGACTATCTCTCTAAATTTGGTATTGAGATTCAAGAGGTTCACGATCTTATCGTATCGAAGAAACGATTTCGTCAACTCATCGGCGCGAAAGAGGGAATAGAAAGACCCATTCCAGGCGATCTTGTCTATCTTCCCCTCACAAATTCACTTCTTGAAATAAAGTCTGTCGATGATGCTGATCCTGAAGTGCAGTTCAATCCATTAGACAAGAGTCCTGTATATCGCATAGTTACTCAGAATTTCGTATATTCATACGAAGAGATCGACACAGGGGTTCCTATTATCGACTCTGCTAGAGCAGAGATTGTCACAAATCTATACAACATCGGTCTTACAGGTTCAAGCATCACAACAGAGGACCGTTACTATGTTGGTGAGAAAGTATTCGTTGGTGCTTCATTGGGAAGTGCTACATCAGTTGGAACTGTTATAAACTGGTATCCCGATAACAAGACAATAGAGGTTTCGTTGGAAAGCGGTGGATTCACGTCTGGCATTGTCATTGGTGATACTTCAAATGCTCAATATTCAATCAATGCCACTAGTGTTACAACCACTAAGTATAGCATCGAAGGCTTTGATGATGGTGCTAAGATTGAACTTGAGAGAAATCAGAAGGAACTGTTTGATTTCACCGATGTTGATCCTTTTAGCGAAGGGAATTACTAGTGGGGACACTTCCTAATACAGATAAGTGGAATAGTCTAATCTCCGATGGATGGAAAGTTGGTTATAAGTAATGTTTCAAACATTTTACTTCAAGTCCATAAGAAATCTTGTTGTGGCTTTTGGAAGCCTGTTCAACAACATCTATATCACTCGCGAAGACTCGGAAAACAATGAAGTCTCTCGTATAAAGGTTCCACTTGGATACGGACCAAAAGAGAAGTATCTAAAATTTGCTCTAGAGCCAAACAGCATGGATCTCAGCAAGGCGAGAGCAGCATATACCTTGCCTAGACTTGCATTTGAAATGACTTCAATAAACTACGACACAATGAGAAAGATCAACTCGTTGATCAAACACGCAGGATCACTTAATGAGGATTCAACAAACGCAGTTGAGCGTTTTGTCGGTGTTCCTTACAATATTGAATTTTCATTATATGTAATGACAAGGAATTCAGAAGACGGATTGCAGATCATTGAGCAAATTCTTCCATTCTTTACACCAGAATTCAATGTTACTGTAAAGATGAATTCATTGAACAAAAAAGTCGATGTTCCTATAAACATCACTTCAGTTTCAATGGTTGAAGACTATGAGGGTGAAATGGATCAGAGAAGATCTATAACTCATACCCTAACTTTTAGCGCAAAAACATACATCTTTGGACCAGAGAAGACATATAACCTGATTCAAGAAGTTCAAACGAATATATTTGATCTTGATCAGTTGGAGGAATAATGGCATTTTATTACAGCAGAGAGAGTTATAGAAATATAGTCCGAGGCTCTACCTTAACTGGTAGTGGCGTTATTTCTACTGTTAATGTTGGTGTCACTGCTGAAAATGATGACGATATTGATCGTGGTGTATCAGGACCACTCACAGGTTTAACTCCTCCATCTATCCTGTCGTTCTACGCAATTCCAACTCAAGTTTCATGGGGAGATCCTGTTTCAATTTTTTGGAATACGTTAAACACTGATAGAGTTTTTTTGAATCTTGATATCGGTGATGTTAGTAAATATGGAGTCTCTTCTGGAAGATACGATATACCAAGACTACTTCAACCATCAACATTTGAGTTGACAGCAGTTAATGGTTCAGGCTCCGTGAATAAATTTACTACAGTAGGAATGCGAACAGTTGCTCCAGCATTCAATTATTTCTTCGCAGATCCAAATCCTGTTCCATTTGCTGGCGGATTAACTTTATCTTGGTCTATTACTGAAAATCCCACCAGTATCAGTATATCTGGTATAGGTGATGTTACTCAATTTGGAGCCTCTGGTCAATACAGAGTAACTTCAATTACACAATCTACGATATTTGCTGCTACAGCGACAAATGCTTTTGGTTCAGCATCAAGAACAACATCAGTTTCTGTCGGAACTCCGAATCAAGGATCTTCTCCCGAAATTCTGTCATTCTTTGGCGATCCACAGAATACTAGTGGAACTGGAAGAACAACATTAAGATGGTTTATTAGAAATAATCCATCAAGTATAACAATAACAGATATCGGTGAAGTCAACGCAACATCAACTCAGTTTCCAGTAAATGGTTTAACAGATAATAAAAATTATACCCTTACTGCCTCAAATACTTTCGGATCTGCATCTGCTTCTACTACAATTATTTTCGGTTCTGCTCAATCAGGAAATCCTGGTGCAACTTTTGCAACAGATTTTCCAGGAACAAATAGTCTTGTTTCAGTAGAAGACATGAAGAATAACATACGAAATAATGCATATATTCAATATAATTTTGATGGTTCTGTATCAACAGTAACTACAGGTTCAAGAGCCAATGGATTTTATGGCGATGACCCATCTTTCACATGGTTCCGTTTTGTAAATGGTAATTACAAAGGTAATAGTGGTCAGCAAATTGTTGATGCTGCTGGTAACACTATTGATCCATTCAATACTTTAAGAAACACATCAGTCAAAGAATGGTATTTGTGGGGAGCAAGAAGTTTTAGCATAAACCTTCCATTCGGAAAAGTCGCTGCTACTTTTGGACCCCAAAAAGAAGCCTTGGCTTACCAGCCAGACTCTTATGTAAATGCTAGAGATGGGTTAAACATAAATGGAGTAACTTGTAATGAACCTATGCCGTGGCTTGTCGGAGATTTTGTAAAGACATGGAAGGCTCTTATAAGTGGAACACAAGGAACTCTAACTAATAATGAGTGGAACATTCTCACTGGAAACACTGGTTGGTTCAATCCAAGTGATCCTATCAAAGTTAAATTCTACAATGGTGGAATAAATAATGAAAATTATGTGAGATGGAAAACATATAGTCGTCAACAAATAGTTGATAGACTAATTGATTCATTTACACC